GCAAATCTTTCTCACGTCCTTAAAGTCATACTTTGCCAGAGCTGAAGCTTATCCATTTTTACTAAAGCTAAATTATTAATGTCACATGGTTCACTACAATGTTCTAGCTGAGGAATCAGTAGGTTCGCGGAGCTTCAATTGCCCCTGGACCGCCCTCATAAAGTTCTATCGCCAGCCATGTCAGATATCCTCCACATGACCCTTCTTGGTGCCTGCCTTTCCGATGTTGAAGTGTGCAAAATTCCGTGCTCCGTTACTACTTGGACCCAGCTCCCTATCACCATTGCACTCTCCTGCCAAGTTGGCTGACTCAGTGTCATTAACTCTGAGATCTCTGAACATTCTAGACAATGTTTTCGATCCAGGATCCAGACTTGACCAGGTTGTGATGTCTTGCCGCCGCAGCACAAGCTCCAAGGGGGGTAATGGCACAAAGTGACGTACGACCGACTCATCTCTGTCAAGATTACTGACACAGAATCTGTATTTTCTATCCATCGTGACATCACCAAGCGGAAAAAGTAATCGGACTTGTGAGTAAAATTTGG